AGCGATGCTCAAGCAGGAGCGTAAGATCAAGAAGGCAGAAAAGAAAAGGGGCTAACGCCCCTTCTCCAAAGTGATATAGCTGGCTTACCCAGCATTCTGATATCGGCTTCATCTCACTGGACAAGCGCCTGAGTCACAATCTGTGATGTCAACATCGTCGAATTTGATACCATCAATTGATACCAACGGACTTACCATCTCAGACATCCTGTTGTATTCTTCTTCCGTGATTTCTTCCAACGGGGCCTGATCGAACCCATGGTCGTTATGAAGCAAGAAGGAAACTGTCTTGACGTTGGGGTAGTTGTTAACCAGCCACGCCTTGATTTCATCCAACTCTTCCAGTCTGTAGTAGATGGTTACAGACACTGCGTTATCTGACCACTCTTTCTGCAAACGCTTGATAACCTCAAGCTGATCCACAGCGGTCATGTCCTTTGCCAGCTTGGTCCCATCTGGGAACTTACATGGGAAGCTTACTACCTCTGTGCTGTGGTCCTCCGTGCCGTCGAAGTTGCGTACAAACTCTACTGGATAACCAGCGTCCTTTGCTGCTCTAACAAGAGGGCTATTTGAGGCCATCCTAACTCTTCTGATGTAGAATTGGCTATAGGCAGGATGTGCGCCTGGTGTAACGCCAGCGAGAAGACTAAGTGTTCCAGATGGCTTAACCGTGGTGAGCTTAATGCTTCTATTGAATCCAATAATGTTAGAGTATTCTTCATCGTATGCTCTGATGTATACATAGCAATCGCTCAACCATGAACGCTGCTCTTCTGTGGCCTGAAGATAACCAGTAACCCCAATGCCCATGCGCATATTCTCATGCACAATCTGCTCTGTTTCTTCTACGGCACATTTGATTGCCAGGCTGTGCTTGTTGATTCGGTACAGGTATCTGACTACCTTCTTCAGTTCTGCGTATGATGTGATGTTCGGGAGGTATACCTCTGCGAGGCAGCACGTCTCAAAGTTTGCAAGGCTCTGCTCTGCACACGGGTTAAACCCTTGAACGTCTTGGTCAGGGTATTGGGTCTCACCTGTACGCCCCATCCGACGCGCGGCATCCAAGTTAATCAACCCATATGGCTCTCCGTTGCCCTTGTAGCCCTCCCAGAACTCTTCTGGCAGGTCATTGATGTTGGAGCACACTACGCTGTTGTTAGACATGGCTCTCCAGTTCGGGATGTTGCCAAGGTCCCAACGCTTTGCACGCAGGTAATCGATGTCGTCAGCATCTCCGATAGCAATCTGTGCAGAGCGCCTTACGTTACCAGCCACCACGATTCTGCCAATGATGTTCATGATGTCTAGGCAGTCTGTAGGAGTCAGGTACTCACCATTCTTTCCGTTCAGCAGCTTGTTAATTTCCATCATGCCCCACACGAGGTCCTCTGGGCCACTGGCCACACCCCCGAATCCTTTGATAGGAGAGCCTTTAGAGCGAATCAAATGCGTAGCGAAGGTGAACCCCTTACCAGTAACAAACGAAGCCTCCAGCACCTTCTTAAGCAGCTGAACCCACCCTTCTCTGCTGTCGGGGACAATGAAGTCAGCATCGTTTTGATCTACACGCTTAATCTCTACGTTCTCGTATGGGTTTGCCAAGTATTTTACGTTGTGTCTCTGGATGTTGAATCCAACCCCACTACCCAGCATAAGCATCTCAAATGCCCACGTAAAAGGACGGATCTCTTCGTCTACCACTACGAAGGCGCAGTTCTGCAAGGAAGGGAGTCCAAGCTTGTCTACGGTCTCTGTGCCAAGCTGCCACAGGAACCTCCCAGCTACAGTTCCTTTGAGGCTGAGCATGATGTCACGAACATCTTGCTTCTCTGCTTCATTGAAATCACATCCAAGCTGATCGTTGCAAGCATTTACCACGCGTTCAACGGTCTCATGCCATTCTTCTGTTCTGTTGTCAATGGCTCTGGCGTAGGTTCTTTTGAAGACGGGGTAACCTACTTCCCCCCACGGAATCGTGGACGAATTAACAGTGTTCATAAGTAATTTATTTTTGGAAAGACCGCGAAGATAATCAGAAATCTACAGCGTATCCCCAAACTCTGAAGGTTTCTAAACCCCTCAAATCGTGTAAGTTGATGTAAGAGATTACATCCTTCCTACCAGACCTAGTGTACTTTTTCTTGTACGCGTCATCTCTTTTCTGAACGAATACATCCTGTACGTTATTTAGGCTGTATTCTAGCAGGTCGAGTCGGTCTACTATGGCGAAGCCACATAGTTCTGGGATGTCTATGGCAATGATCTTTGCATCCCCATAAATCCATCCCTTATTGCCAATCACGTTGGTGAATTCAACCCATATGAGGTTGACGTTCATGTTTTCCTTCACATCCACTCCCCAAGGGCCTTTGCCTTGGTAGGTGATCCAAACGTCAATGTGTCGATTAACATCATCCTGTATGCTTGCTGGGAGTGTCTCAAACCCCAATGCAAGACAACTGTTTATGAATCGGTTTTGGCTTGCGAAAGACCTATTATACCCCTGCTTTACCTTGTGTCTCCAGGTACTCATTCAGGGCTTCTTTAATTAAATCAGTTTCTATAGCCACAGAGGACTTGAACCTCTTGACGCTTTCAAGAACCTTGTCCTTTTCAATATTTGCGCTCCCGTTTATTTCATGAAGTTTCTCGTATAGTTCCTCCGCTTCATCGCAGATCCTAGACGTAGACAAGAAATACATACTAGATAACCTAAATCTGTCCATTTTTAATCAAATCCTTTATAATATTCAAACACTCGTCTACTTGAAACTTATTCTTTGGGATAAATAACGCTGGAAGCGGTTTGTTTTCTTTGTAAAGGTAATTTAAGAACAGCTTCCATCTAAGTGGAAACGTGTGCTGTGAAGGTGTATACCCTTTGGTTTCAATGATCCAGTTGTGGTCCCTTCCTACAAAGTCTGGGGTATACTTAATCGGCAAGACCGCATTCCCAGTTTTGTTAAGCAGTTCCTTCCCCTTGGGGGTCATCTTCCAGTATTCACCCTCGTAATTGAACCCTTCTTGAAGCGTAAACTCTGCTTCCTCGTAGGCAAAACTTATCCCCAATTCAGACAACCTGTCAGCGCAGTATTTCTCTAGGGAGGATTTGTATCTGCCGAGTTCTCTTTTGCGTGCTGTCGCTCGTGCTGGGGTTTGGGACCCCGCACGTTGCTTCGCACGATTGCTGTGCCTTGGCATTGGGCAAAGTTACAGACTTTTTCGTTGAAAGTCAAATTATATATTTCTGTCGAACTCACGATACACATCGAACTGATTTGTAATGGGTTGGAATAGTCCACCTAAAGTATTGCTTGAGGCAAAACCAGTCATTGTGGAGTTTATGTGGAACAATAGCGGCTCATCGATGGGTGTAGGCTGTCCTCCAGTTTTCACTTCACGCACCTTACGTACATGAATCTCAGTGCTTTTGCGTATCGCAGGGTCGGGAGATTGGATCTTTCTGTGAATGGTCAGGAACCCGTCTGCACGGTTAACAAACTTTCCACCACCCTCTGTGTCTTCTGCGTAAGGAGCTACAGGAAGGCCGTCATCTCCCTTCCTACGTTGGGCTTCTGTAACAGCGTGCATATTGAGCCATACAGCCACGTTGTGGGCCTTGCTGAACGTAAGAAACTCAGAAGCAGCTTCGTAGTGGTAGTCGTGAACCCCGATGCTGTTTGATTTCATAGAAATCTTCAAGCTATTGTAGGGATCAATAAAAACTGCATCCACCTTGTCGTAGCGCATAGTCTTCTCCATGAACATGATCAAGTCGCCATAGGAGTACGTCTCGTTGTTCTTGATGATAGTGAAATGCTCGTTGACGTACTTGTAGGCAGTCTTCCTTTGGTCGTAGTTCATGTCAATCAGTTTCCGCTGCGTACAGAACTCCATCAGCGTCCCCTTGAGTGACCACGTGCTGTTCTCGCTGCTGTACACGAGCCACTTCCAATTGTGACGGATGGCAGCGTTCACCATCAGGTATAATACCATCGTAGTCTTACCTACGTTGCTGTGACCATTGAAGATGACGAACTCGTTCTTGTACCTGAAGTACTCGTCCATCCTGATATCACCTGTATCCAATCCAATTTTAATCTTCCCCTCTGCAAACTCATTGATCAGGTGGAAGTCGTTGTTGTCGCTACTGATGAATGACATATCCCCATCGTTGATTCGCATCTCACGTTCAATAGAACGCTCGTCGCTAACCAATTCGTGGATCGGTGTAGTCCTGCCATATTCGATGCCTTGGCGTATCGTGTCAAGGGCTGTGCTTTCAGAATCTACATCCCGTTTCTGTATCTCACGGAACAAGACCCTGACCACCTCGTCTTCTTCCATCCTCCCCACGCCTACGTAACCGCCACATAGCTTGGCTGCCTTTAATAGCGTGTGGTGCTTCTGCCCATCTTCTGCCTGGCGGATCATCTTCGCTGCCAGGTTCAGCTTCATGTAGTCGGTGTATATCTCCGTAGAGGTAACCGCCTGTTCTGTTACGGAACCAGCAAGACCACCATACAAAGTACTTCCTTCGTTGATGACGATGTTTGGGTCGTACGATTCAAAGCAAGCCCGTGATTCATTGATCCCAGTCTCGTCTACGTACAACCCGTAAGTCACATCGAAATACTTCTTCAATGACCTGAAGTGATCCCTGTGGCGCTCTGGGTTGGTAATCTTCACCAGCACCTTGAGTCCATTGCCCGAAGGGGATACCCAACACGAATAGACGTACTGATCCGTAGCTAGGATGTCCTTGGATTGGGACACGTCAATCTTGTCAAAGTCAAGTACGATGTATCCGCTGTGTTCCACCATGGCATCGTCTTCACGAGAAGTAAATTCTCCGCTAAACAATACCACTGGGAGCAGCATCTTATCGTTCTTCTCACCTTCACGCACCCTCTCCACCGTCTCCCTGCTCGTACCATCCTTGATACGCTTCAGGGCAGTCTCCATCCATATGGTATGGGGCTGCGAGGTGGAGTAGATGTTCTTGAATATCGTGACCTTCATTTCCTGTACTTTTTTGCCATGTCTAAATACCACTTAGCCTTTTCAAGATCCCTTTCTACAGGCTCGTTCGGCTTGCTTCCCAAACGGATCTTGTACTTGAATGCATTCATCTCACAGAATGCCACAAACTTCTCTTCCCCCCATATGTCAAGCATCATCTCCCACGCTTCCTTGGAGAAGTCGTTGTAGTGATCTGGGCTGTTTACGTATTCGTAGGTTTTTTCCATAACAGTTTGCTGTTTACGATATCATTGATAATCAGTTTCTTCTCTCCTTTGTGTGTCTTTGGATAGCATTGCGAAAGCATCCTTGACATAGCCAATGGGTCATCTAGGATGTCCAAGATGTCGTTTGAACGCGAAACGCACCACACCTCCTTCTTGGAGTATTGTCCCTTGGCCGATCTCTTGTACGAAACTATTAGTTCGTTGTAGTAGAGTGTGGTTGCTCGATCCTCCATTTCCTTTTGATTAAAGGTGCTAGTTCCTCAAATGTCATGGTCTTGCCACGGCAATCGTTTCCAAGCATCAAGACGCAGTTGTCTCCGCTTTTGTTCGGTATGAATACGATGTAGTATTCTTCTTCGCTGTCGGGGATGTCAAGAGAGTAGTTGTTGTGATCCTGTCCATGAACGTAGAAGGTCATCTTCTTCCCGTCCTTCCCCACCCGAAACGAATGGGGGCCAAGGAACTCTATGTCCCTCAACCCCCACTCCAATACAGCGTATAGACCGAAGAACTTAGAAAGGGAGGTCTGATTCACCCTTCTTCTTCTCTACTCGTGCCTTCGATTCAGCCGCACCTGCGCTGCTGGGATTGTAGACCGAGCAGTACGGCTTGCCGTTCTTGCTGATTCGCATGGTGAGGAAGACGTTTCCGCCCTTACCATCCGCTTGTTTCGCGGTAACATAGGAGTCAAGGATTTCCTTGATCTCGTGATCTTTGAATCGCACTTTCCACGATTCGATTTGGCCTTCAGCATTAAACCTAGGCTCTTCTGCGTACCCCATGAGGACGCTGTCGTACTTCTTGTCAGACATGATTAAAAATTAAAGAGGAAGTAATGAATTGCTACGAGTACGATCCCTGCTACAAGGATCAGGTATTGGATTTTCATACGCGGTAGACGAGGTAGTCGTCGTTAAATGATTTCTCTTCGGACAGGTACTTCTTGATACGTGCTACGGCATCTCTGAACTTTACCTCGCCTCGGAAGATGGTGTCTTCTGTGCATTCTACGAGTGCAGGAAGGTATGGGTATGTCTTCTCTTGTGCAACCCAGTAGAACCTTTCGATGCCAGTCATGGCTGTGTAGAGATAGGCTTGGATGTCGTAGCCAAAGCTATTCACATCCCAACGGAATCCGTCTACGCTGCGTGTGCTTTTGCTGTCTACGATGTGGTGTTTGCACAAGCAGTCAAGCACCCCCTTAACCAATACGCCATCTAAGATTTCCTTAGTCATCATGACCTGGTACTGCCCGTTCATGTATTCAGATACCAGCTTGCAATCGTTCAGGCGGTCGATCATTTCGTTCGCCATCTGCCAGTCTTCAGGAGAGCAAATCACCTTCCCTTCCGCTGCGTATTCGTCTACTAGTGCTGCCTTTGCCTCCTTGTATTCGTTGGTAGCTGATGGGCTTTTCATAGACTTTGTCTTGTCAGAGCATCGCTCCAAGATGACATCGTTATTTAGTACAACGTACGTGTTGAATGCTTTGTCCCGTTCAAACAGAAGCATATCGTACATCGTGCCAAAGCGGAGTGCATCTGATTCCTTCTGCAAACTTCCGCTCATGTACAAATCAAACAGCTTCATGTCCTTCAGGGCATTCTTTACGCTGCTGTATGAGAGGTGTGGCTTGTTGTACTTCTCCTGAAGTACCTCGTGCAGAATCATCGTACGAACTTTTTAAGGGATGCCTTCTGCGCGTCAGTCAACTTCTCACCATAGTGCTTCATAACTGATTCGTATGCCTCCTGACGATCACGTGCGGCCTTCAGGTAGTTTACGGCTTTGTCCATGATTGACTCTTCCTTCGCTGGTGCGGGTGCAGGGGCAGCCTTGACTTCGGGTTCCTTCCCGTGCGTGTTGGTGCTGTCACTGTCCTTTGTGTCGTCGATCAAGAACAATCCATTGAGTGCGTACTTGCGTGCATACGACGATGCAGCACCTGTAATTTGGCTTGCGTCCATGCCCTTCTTGGTTTCCTCCTCGCGGGCAAACGCTTCTGTGTACACCCCTTCGCTCTCTTCGTTGGCGAGGTACGCTGTGGCTTTGACGTAGATACGTCCACCCACCTCTTGCACGGAATCGCTGAGTGACAGGGTGAGTCCGTGTTCAGCAAGCAGGGGCTTAACTGATTCGAGGATGTCCTCGCATGAGCGATACTTGTAATTCCCGAAGTTGTTGAACTGACCTTTGGGGGCCTTGAGTTGTGCTTGCACGGCAAGCAGTTGAGAATGAATCTTCATTGAAATGAATTAAAATGACGCTGCAAGTTGCAGCAGTTGTTTGTTGTATGAAAGTCTTTAACCTTTTTTAGGCTTCAAGCAGTTCTTCTAGTTCCTCTAAAGTAAAGGTGGCCTCGGCAACGGCCATGCGCACTGAATCGTCTGTACGAGTGAAGGCAAGATGGTAAGATGGGGTGATGTACTCGACACCCCCGCGAGAATAGTAAAAGACCAATTCCTGTTCCATTTTATTTATCTTTAGATTCCTTGAATTTCTCTGCAAGCCATACGGCAAGAGCCAAGGTAAGCATGAGTGTCAACTCATTCTTTAACAAAGACTCCATTTATTGTGACTCCTTTTCTGTCCTTGATGGTTTTGTATGCTTCTGCCAAGCACTCTTCAGGATTGAGTCCTAGCTGATAGGAAAGGATGATGATAGTGACAAGCACGTCACCAATGGAGTCGATGGTGTCGTCCTTTTTGTTCTTGTTGATGGCTCTGCACAATTCGCCGAGTTCTTCCATCACCTTCATCGTCTGCCCCTGAATGTTGTTCTTGTTGATCAGGTTCCTGCTCACTGCCCAGTCAAACACAGCCCGATCCAAATCCCCCCAAGTCATATTCGATTCCATTTGCTTTTTATTCTTCGTCCACATTGTGAATCAATTACAAAGATAATGATTAATCGTTGTCGTACAAAAATGATATGCCGTATTCATACAACATATTATTTATTTTCTCACGTGTGTACAGGCATTCTTCTCGTGCATCGTCAGACAGATCTTCTTTGTGCTTGTATCTCACCCGCAGTCCCTCTACCAGGTCGTGAAGCATCAACGCCATTTTGGCTCCGTTCACTGCACGATTGAACTCAGATTCATGTTCAGGCAGTTCAAATTCCATTGTTACTTTCATGTTTGTATCTGCTTGTTAATTAGTTAGTTATTTCCACAGAAGGAAACGCATTTCCCTCTGTCGAATAGTCACCAGCCAGAGTCGCAATAGTCACCAGCTAGAGTTAATAGTCACCAGCCTCTTTAGGTAGACCATCAAGCCATACGTTCAGTAGTTCAACCAATCCGTTGAAGGTAGACCATCAAGCCATACGTTCAGTAGTTCAACCAATCCGTTGACATCGTCGTCTACGATGGAGCCAATGATTTTCCCATCCACAAAGACATTGTAACCATAGGTATCGCAGCACCCATCGTCGCAAGTGTAGTGGTATTCCTCAATGGTTATTTTCATTTCTCGTTTTGTTGTTACAGCAATCTTTCTCTTTTACCACAAGGTAATCGCAGTCAGCGCACCACATATAGGTAGGGTCGTAATCCTTGCGTAGGATAGCCATAGCTTCGTTGGCTTTCTCGTCGTTGCCTGTCTCGGCAAGCGAAATCAGTTGCTGTTCGTTCATTGTTATTTCTCTTTGGTGTCTACTTTTATAATCCTATCCAAGAGTTCTGCAAGTTCTGCTGCGTTGTCAATAGACCAGCCAGTGGTTCGTAATACGAAGAACCCATGATGAAGATCAAACGGATTCTGATATTCGATGGTAATCTCTTCGTACTCACTCGTCGTTCCCTCGGTGTTACCTTCTTGCCCAAAGGTGAAGCTAGCGGACATAAGTTCTGGTTTCATTTGATTTGTGTTTTAATGCATCGGACAGAGAAGCCGCTTTGCAAGTTGAAGTAGTTACGGTATATATCTGAATAGTTGGGGGTTAGGTCGCGGCTATAAGCGTAATGGGTATCATAAGCTGTCGCAGACCACCAGTAGCCGAGGAACCCGAGATTGTAGAAGATTCCATAGTTGGAATCTCGAAAGCCTTTGGGTGATGCCGAGAAGCCGCTGGAATTTGTCCCATTCCAATCAGTAGATTTTAATTCCTTTCCTGCAATATCCTCACCGCCCAAGGATTTAGTTAACTCCGTCCATTCATCATCTGAGGGGACATGGAACCCTTCAGGTGCAAGTCCTCGTGAATCGTTAACCGCGTACCAGTTGTAGAGGTAATTGCCATCTGGAGTGATGCAATAGGCCGCTGTTGTAAGTTGCGACCACTGCTTATTGTCCGTCACCAACGGGATGTCCTCACCGTTGTGAAACTTGGTTACCTTAAGGTCTTCGGTAACCCACTCCTGAGTCCCGATTGTTGTTGTGCTCATTTCGCTTGTTTTTACTGGGGTTTTAGATTTGCACCTCATCGGGTATTCGTTGTAAATTCTACTATGTTTTTACAACCGATCGGGTGCAATTTGACCTGACTTAATTTCATCCATGACTACCGCGTCTATTGCTTCTATCATCTTTACTAATGTATCTCGTAATTCCTTAAGACTCCTTCCTAAGAGAAGGGGTTCGCCCTTCACAATAAATTCGCCCTTATCATCAAAGCATAAGTACTCAAGCGAGTAGTACGGAGGGCGGGTTGCCTCTTGAACAACCCTATACTCAATTTTCCTAGCCATCTTGTCTTTGTTTTAAGTCCTGAAAAGTGATGTCAAACCGCATTTGAATGTCCTGAAAAGTGTAAAAGGGATGGTTGTTGTTTATTTCAGATACTCCATCAACGCTTTCGCACGCTTGTCTGTGTCTGTGCAGTTGCTGATCTTCATGCGTTCCTTGTACAGGAATACGTGCCATTCGTTGAACGAGATGGACTCGTTAGGATAGACGCTGCTCCTGACCTTCGGCCCTGTGGGCTTGTAGTCATCCTTCTTCTTGTTAAACCACATTATCGTTTTTGTTTGGTGATGAATCCGTACTTGTCTGCATCCTGCATGACGTTCATAATCTCCGCATAGAACCTAGTCTGATTAGCCTTCTCGTTGGCTTCCCACAGGCACAGGTGGGTATTAAAATAGGAGTCTACAATCTTGTCGAACAGCTTCGCCTTGTCCTTGAGAATCATGATCTGCTCGTAGTTGCTCATCTCATTCGTGATGTTCATAGGTCTTGGTGTTGGGTGGGGAGTTTAGACAACCGCTTCACTCGCTCCAATTGTTGTTCTTTGATTTCAACTTGGCGGTTCAAAAACTTGATGGTCTTTCCGATTCGTTCAATCTGTTCCTCTAGTTCAAGTTCATCCATGTAGGACTCAACGATGGTGGATGCTCCTGCGAATAGTTCCTTGTAGCCATTCCACGATTTCATGTTGCCATCGTGGTTCTCCCTGTAGTGGATGATGGTTGCGTGGTGCTTCTCGAATGCATCTGCGATGCTCACCAGCGTGGTCTTCCCGACCAAGGCATTTGCTAGTGCCATCTCCTGCATCAGGTGCGGCTTCTTGCTCTTGTAGTTCGGCTTGGTGATGTTGATGAAGATGTTCCTGATTCGGACGATGGTCTCTACGGGGATCCTGTTTACTGAACTAGCAACTCCTGTAGCGACTTTGTCACCTGTACAAAGGGTAGTTGCGACTTGTTGTGGATGATGTTCTTCCATTCTTGTTCAATTGATTCTAGAACCTCTGTTCTTTTCTTGAGTGCTGCTTCCTGTGTAGAGTGCTGTGAGACCCTCTCAATCCTGCGGTCATAGTGGACCACCTCTACGTAGTAAACTGACTTGTTGTTCATTGTGGGAAAGATAGGGGAGGAACTTCCTCCTCCCCCATTCCTTAACATATTTTTAGGCATAGATGTTAACGTACTCCGATGCCAAGCGGAAGGCACGCTCATCCAAAGTCTGCGATGCACCTGACAGCTTGGACACTTCGCGTGAGTTATCGCGGCCTGCAACGTGCGTGGTGTAGTGGGTGATTCCGCTCCACATCCCCCACAGGCTGTAGCCCTTGTAGGCACACTCCGAGTGGACGCTCTTCAGGATGTCCTGTACACGATTCACAGCCTTGCCATGCAGTGTGCTACGCAGTTCGTCTTCAGAGATGGACACATCGATGCCTGTCAACTTGGTGACGTAGCGGTTGATGATGTTTTGGTCAATCTCGATTGCGTCCAGGTCCATGATGGAACGTTCGAACTCCTTGTTGCGTTCGCGCAACTTGTTTGCCTGTGCGATGTTCTCCTGAATGCGAGATACTGCATTCAACGTGTGCTTGGCCTTGTTGTTCATCTCCTTGAACGCGTGGTTGAACGTGTTCTTGCAAGAGATGGTGATGGAGGTAGATCCCCATGCGATGGAACGCGAGCCATCGTGGCTGTTGAGACAGGTGACGTAGCTGTCCACCTTGTCGTTGTTTCTGCCGATGCCATTGAGCGTGGTGTCGAGCAGTTGCACGAAGACGATGCGCCCACCTGACAACTCCCCTGCACGATGCACAGGCAGGTTGGTGTCGTTGGCAACTGCATCTGCCAACTCGAACAGGCTGCTGTTCTGGAAGGGGGCGTACCTGCCCGTGACGCAGTTCAGGACATCGCCATTGTCGTCGCGCTTGACAGCGTAGTACGATGTTGGTTCAACTACACCGCTGGGTGACAGGGTGTACATGGGTTCCTTGGTGACATTCCATCCAAGGCCGTTGGCTTCCGCCATTTTGCTGTAGTCAATCATAGCTGTTTGTTTGTTGATGATGGGACAAAGATTGGGTGATTTTGTTTTACGTCAAAATCTGACGTGTTAAAGGGTGTTAACTCAAGATTGGTTGTTCGATTTCATAGATGCTGTGCGACATATTCGCATAGAACAAAAGTTTGCGAAATGCCATGTCTGTCAGGATCTGACGAGCCACGAATTCTACCTGTGGCATGGAGTCAGTTAGTATCTGCTGCTTGTCCTCCTCGCTGATGGATGAAGGGTCAATCTTCATGAATCGCAGGACATTGTCAATGTCGTAGATTCCGAATTCGATGGTCGTTGTCATTCTTTGGCGAATACTTTGTAACAGGTGAGGAAGATGATGACGAGGATGATGATGTCGAGCATGATGATAGTGAATTAGCTGACCTTGGCGAAGTACACAGCACCTAACATGAGCATGAACTCGATGGATGGGTACAGCCAGTACTCCACGTTGTGGTTGAGTTTGAGACGCGGCAACAGGTTACGCAATGCGTAGGTGAAGAGTTGCAGTGTGGATGCAATAAAGATTGCAGAGAGGAGGATGTAATCAGACATTGTTTGGGTGTTTTTCGGCGTAGTAATTCTTTGGGTCGTTGTTGTACTTCATCTTGAAGCGCGACCATTGTTTCCTGAAGCAGTCCTCGTTTCGGACTGCCCATTGGTATGGGTTCAGCACATCGAATATGTACCTGAGTTCTTGGTTGTCTTCAGACTTCGAAGTATACATTCCTGTCAATTGTTACTATGTACTTGAGTTCTGCACCATCGATGTCGCATTCGTTTTGGTCGATCCAGTGGGGCTTCACCTTGGGGTTGAATGATGCCTTGTTGGCTGAACTTACGTCTGCATCGCTGACCAAGGCAGTAGGCACCATTGTGTAGTTCTTCGCCGCAATCCAAGCACAGACTGACTTGTTCTCGCCACTATGAATCTTGACTGCTGTGGATTTGCGATTCACGAGTTTCACATCGTTCAGCATGAATGACCATTCGTGTGGGTCAACGTACCTCACCCCGTGCTTTGTGGTGAGTTGCCACATTTGGTAGTTCTCGCCCTTGCCAAGGTGGAATCGGAGTTTGATATCTCGCTTCATTGCCAGTCGATTTCTGCGCCACGTTCGATGATGGATTCAAGTTGCGCCACACGCTGACGTAGGTATGCGATTTCTTTCTGCTCGTTGGTGAGTTCCTTGATGTCAAACCAGTTCTCGGTGTCGAATGCTCCTCCTGCAAGGAACTCGTCCTCGTAGTCCTCATGTACGCATACGTAGGGGAACCATGCGTCCTTGATGGCTGTGACGAAGATGCGCTCTACGTAGCTGTCCTCTACTTGCGAGCGAACAAGTACACGTTCTCCGCGCTTGAAGATTTGAGCGAATTGTTCGGGAGTCAATGGTTTCATGTCTGTTGTTGTTTGTTGGGTCAAAGATGAGGTGAGATTTTCAGATATGCAAGTCCTGATTGTTAATCGATGTTAACTGATTCCACATCCCATACTTCATCCAAGACATATCCCTTCGTTCTCCTCATGTATGCGACGAAGTTCTCTTGGTGCTGTTGGTCATTGAACGTCTTGGTGATGACCCATTTCCTGCCGCTTGGGAGGATGAATTGAAGCATGGTTTTCATTGTTGTAATGAATCAAAGATTTTCATGAACATAAAATCAAGCTTCTGTCGTTTCCCCATGAGTTCGTGGTAGTGAGCATCTAATTCTGAATCTTCGCATCGGATTCCCATCGACATCTTGCAAGATTGTTCTCCGACCTTCATGTTGTATACATTCGACAGATATCGTGAACGTGACATCAACGAAAGCATGACGTTCTTCTGTAGTTTGGTCATCCCCTTCTTTGGTGGGCAATCCCATTCGTCCTCGGTGATGTCCTCCCACGATGTCCATTCATATAACTCGCTCAAGTAGTGGTGGTCAAGGATGGTTTGGTCGTCATCCATGTAATTCGCACCATACTCCTGACGAAGGATGCACAGCAGAGATTGTTCGGAGGATGCGTAGTACATACCACCATCGATGCAGTAACCTTCGAACATTCCTTTGTTGGTCAAGGAATCGTAGCGCGGAAATTTC